GCTGTTACAGTAGTGGCATTTGTATATGCAGTTATTCTACACCTTGTTTCGCCAATTAATAAATCAACACCTACATGATTTGATGTAAAATAGTCTTCAGAAGCAGTTAAGGTAACTCCACTACCAGTTGTTGCACTTGCAGATATTGTTACACCCAGTGCATGAAAAGGAAAATATGGTTGATATATTTTATTACTATCTCTTGATTCATCAAAGTTAAATGTATCTACTGCAAATGTAGTAAGAGATGTTCTTGTAAGCAATCTAATCATAAATGTTTGATGAGCAATAAACATTACATCACCTTGCTGTGCAAAGGTAATCTCTTCAAGATAAGGTGCTGCTGTTGTATTTACTAACCATGTTTGACCAGTAATAGTTTGTATAGAAGATATATTCCCAGTAGTAGGACTAATCTGAAATATCTCTATTCTTTCATTACTAAATGCTATTATATATTTTTCATCATCCGAAAATATAAAAGGTTCTATTCTTACTGACTGTCTTAAAGATGAAGAATGTGCAGGGTTACTTCCAAAGTTTGCCCATCTTTTTGTGCCAGTTCTTTTCTTTAATCCACCCTCAGACCTAATAAAAAAGTTTCTTACTTGCTCTGCAGCATTAGTATAAACCTTTGTATCAGTTCTTGATGTCAATGATGGGCTTACCTCTCCAAACTGAAAGTTATTTAATGGCACTCTTATTCTAGCCATTTAACTTCTCCTATTGGTTATAAACCTTGATGTAGATAATTTTCTTGTTGTTTGCTGTTGTGAATCAAGATTTCTTGCTTTAGCCATAAGTAATTGACCTTTGGCTTCCATAACTTGCATCAATCCATCATCTCTTGCTATTGATGTAGCAAATATAGAAGCTAATGCATATTCCACTGCTAACGAAAAGTAGCTTGGCCATGTGTCTTCTGTAGCTCTGTAAGTATAGTCAGCAATTAATACGTCTTGTGTAGTAGAATCTGAGAATACTTTATCTCCATAAACTGTATATTCTATCAATCTATCATTAGTAGTTATACCATGAAGTATTAAAAGATTACTTGGTAACTGATGTGCAATATCATACCTGCCTGTAGGTATATCTGTTAATTGATTTAATACTGCTTGCTCTGTTGCAAATCGCCATCTTGCTGATGATAAGGTTGCTCTAACTGTGTCTTCATACATATTAGCTGCAACTAAGGCCTCCGTACTTGCAGTATCAAAAGATGTAATAGGCTCTGAACCTATAAGAACCAATGCTCTTGATGCTATATCTATTGATGAATTTGCTGCAGTACTTGTCATATAAGATAAGGGGGATTTCTCCCCCTCCCTTTATTTAGATTTAGTCACTATCAGTAGCAGTTATTGCAACACCATTGACTATGTCAACTGTGCTACCATCATTCGCATTAACATATGAATGTGATACAACAGGTGTTCCACCAGTTGCTGTAATACAAAGTATTACATCATTTACATTCAACATATTAGCTGCGTTATTGAAATAACCTGCTCCGTCAATAGTACCTTGAGCTTCTGTAGTTGAATAATACCAAAGGTTTTGACCTGAGCCACCACCGATACGTATTAAATTAGCTGCTTCAAATGCCATGATCTATCTCCTTATGAGTTGTTGTCAAGGACTTCATAGATACCATTGTTATCTATAACAACAGCACCCATTGACATCATTGAGGTTGCTAAGTGAGAAACTTTCTCAGGCACATAATTTAACTCAGTAGTTACATCTGCACCGATACCTAGACCCACTGAAGAAGTGTGGTAACCTATGTTCTTACCTGCAGTAACTGCACTAGTTGAGAATACTTTAAATCCCAAGAACTCTTTCATAGACATTCCACCTGCGTAAGGTAGATTTTGCTCTCCAACAAAGTCAGATGAAGCAAACTCTGTGATGAGGAATAAGTCAGCATATCCTTTAGGATTCATAGCTAAATATCTTCCACCATCCTCAGGAACATCTGCAGCACCCATTGTCTCAAATAATGATAACAAGTCTTCTTTTGCTAAAGCTGAACCTGTGTCATGTATTTGTGTTGCATTTGCACCTGCATCCATTGCAGTGATAAGTAACTCGTCAGTCTTACGACCTAGAGCAGCAGCAGCAGATTGTGCTACAGCTTGTCTTTCGTCTATGTTGGTCTTTAACTCATCCAATTTGTCAATGTATTCTGCAGCATAATAGTCTGAGAGTGTTACATCAACTGTGGTGTGAGCTAGTTCCATTGGTGTAATCATACCATTTCTTGATTTAGTTGAGGCAGAACCAGTACCAATCTTCTGAAAACGTACTGTGCTTCCATTCACGTTGCTTACAGTACGGACAGTATTTCTTAATTTACTACCCATTCTTTGATAAGCTAGATGAACTTCAGTTTCAAACTGCCTAATAAAGGCTGTATCGATTGTATTAGCCATAATTAGATCTCCTGTTTAAAATTAAAATTACATTTTTCCAGTTATCCGTCTTCAGCTTCGTCTGGTTATCCGTGTGGGCCATCAGCTTATAACAGGCTGTTCTTTATCCTTTATCAAAAATTTATGGTCTTTGCAACGTATAAATCTTAAAACCTGATATCCATTGATCATTACTGGCTCATCTAGGATAGTAAATCCTAAAAAATCTAACCAATCTATAGTCCTTGTATGGTCTGCAGGTACTACATTTTCTAGTTGGTGATATTGTTTTTGAAAGTAATCTACTACTTTTCTACTCCAAAAAAGAAACTTTCTTGAATGATCTTCAATACCATACGTACCTAATGCCCATATCTTTCCAATCATATGTTCATAAACTGGTGTTACACCAAACATCATAGCAGGTTTGCCATCTAATATAACTGTATATGTTTCAGCTTTATGTTCTCTAAAACCTGCCATTAATGCACGAAAGGGAGTAGCACCATGTATCATGCACTCCCTTACATCTGTATCTCTTAAATTATCCTGTAAATAATTAATGTGAGATATATCTGCTTCTACAATGGATTGACCACTGTAGACACCACTACCCGTAAAGTTTTTTAAAGTCATTATTCACCTGATCAACAAAGCCTCTATCTCTTCTAGCAGGATCATAGTAACGTGGATCTCTCATTCTAGCCTCAACATCTTCTTGAGTCAGACCTGCAGGAGCAGTGGCTTGATTAGAAATTGTAGTGCTTTGCATTTGTTTCTGTATATATTCTACGGCCTTGATCCCTTCTGCTGAAGTTCCTAGTTGTGCTATTGCATCTTGCATTTCTGTTGGAAAAAACTTTTGCATAAATAACTGTGCAGACTCTACTCTTTGATTAGCATTGTCACCCAACTCTGCTTTTACCTGATCTAAGTTAGGCTGTTGTGCATCTTGGTATTCAGCAAACTTATTAACCCAATGAGAAAACTCTTCTTGTGAGTATCCGTTTTCCCATGCATACTCAGCCCATTCTTTTAATAATGGATTGGTTGCAGCCTCTTCTTCGCTTAATACCTCAGGTATTTGGTAGTCACCTGCACTAGCAGGTCTTTGTGAGAAGGCTTCCTCTTCTAACTTTTCCTGCAATCTTTTTTCTATCTCTTCTTCTTTCTGACCTATCTTTGATGATAACTCAGAATAAGATTTAGCTAGATCTTCAGGTGTCTGAAACTTTTCAGGCAACCATTCAGGTCTTGATGTGGTATCTGCTACAGCTTCTGTAGTGGGTACTGTGGAGGCAGAGGTATTTTCTACAGGAGATTCTGTAGCAGATTCTTGTGGTGCTTCGTTCATTTCTTTATCCTTTGTGCGTGATTAATCCTTTTAACAATAAGGGCAACAAGATATCGCTGCCCTTCTAAATGCCTTAGTTCGGCATCAGTTATATTAGGCCCTGCTACTGCATCTACAGTAATGGACTTTAAGTATTGCAACACACTCTGACCTACAGGTGTATTGAATAATGCTAATGTATCTTGTGATAATTTTTCGTCTTGTTCACGAGGTCGTTGGTATCCATCAACCCCCAAGTACTTCGGTTGGGCCACTTGGCATCTCTCCTTGCTGTTGGGCTTGTTGCATCTGTTGTGCCATCTGAACAAGCTGCTGTCTTTCATCAGCATCTCTAATTAAGTTATCAGGCACACCAAATTTCTTGGCAAGATATAAGGCTGTTTCTTCTGAGGATATAAGTAGATTTAATATCTCAGGGCCAAATGATCCTGCTACTGTCTGTAAAAATCTATTTAGAGAAACAATATCTTGATTAGATTGAGCTTGTGCAAGGGGAGATACACTTCTAATCTTTACTTCTCTTCCATTAACTGTAGGCATTTCTATTCGGCCCTGTTGCCTGAGAATGTAAATTACTCTCTGCAATAATGGCTGAACCATTTCAGCTTGCAATCTACCAAATGCAGAACCTATCTTTCGTGAAAGATCAGCCATACGTTCAGCAACTTCTGTAGCAGATGCAGGTGTCTTATTAGGATCACCAAGCATATCATTATACAATGCCCTCTTAATATTATTTCTCATATCATTTAAAATAAGATTAGCTACATCAAAAGATCCTGCTGATCTAATTGGTTGTAGTCCTTGAGTATTAGGTGCTTTAGGAATTACAGTCCCAGGAACTAAGTTAATGGTATCCACATTAACTACACCATCATCATCTATCTGATAGATACCTGATATAGCCATCTGTGCATTTTCAAGAATCATTTCTATAGTTAAGTTACAAGTCTTGATTGCACTTAATGCATTTACAGCAGGGCCTCTGCCATATATCTCACCACTAGCTTTGCTCCATCTAAAGGCTATAAATGGATTTGATCCAACACCTTTAAATATTTCTTCCATAATGACTTCTTTATTAGCCATGTCAATGACCATGTAAGAATACTTTTCTTCATTAATATCATCATATAATCTGCAAGATACTTCTAGTATTTTACATTTTGAATCAGGATAGTTGTTAATTCTCTCTGCAATATTTGGACTTAATGCTGCCTTTGGATATGCAACCATGATGTCTGCGTTCTTAATCATGCGTTCTCTAAATACATGATCTACCCTACCATCAGGGCCAGTATCTAAAACAACATGAGGTAATGGAATAGATTGAAATCTTACAGGATTAACTGCATCACCTTCTGTAACAAGTAGAACTGCTGTACCTAAAGCAAGATCAATAAAACATTCATGTATTTCTTGAGCAAAGTTTGATGTCTGTAATATTTCAAATACATAATCAGTTACTTTATCAAGCTCGTTATTTATATCATCACGTTCAGCCTCAGGCACTTCTGATCCTGTAATAAAATCAGCCCATCTAGCAAAGTTAGGAGTTAGTCCTGATTGAAGTCTTGATGCAAATTCTTGTATACCAACAACTGCAGTCTCATCAAAGATCTTATCATCTCGCCTTTGGCCGGGGGTATAGTTTTTAAACCCTTGCCTTTGGGGAAGACAATACTCAAAGATCTCGTCATAAAGCTCTTCAAACTCTCGTCTGATAGTAAGAGCCTTCTCGTATCTTTGGATCATACCCTCTGCAGTTTTTTCATGCATTACTGTTTGTACTCATTGTAAAAACCAATACCACCACCAGATCCACGAAGAAGTGATCTTCTTCCAACACCTGATCGTCTTCTTGTAATATTTTGCTCAAGAACTTCTTGTCTAGCTTCTTCTCTTTTAGCCATCTCTTCTTGTTGTTCTGACTCTCTTTCCATCTCTGCTCTTTTTTCCTCTTCAGTTGGAGCAGGAGTTCTAGCACCACCACCTATACACATAGTAATCTCCTTACATTCTTGCCCATAAACCTTGACGTTTGGCTTGTTTAGGTCTGCGATTAAAGACATCATACTCTACTCTAGCATTAAATGTCTCTATTTTTTTTCCCATACCTAAGACTTCCCTTCCTTCACCTGCACCCAACATAAGATACTGCATAGCATCATGTATATGTGAGTACCTGTCTTTGAGAGGTTTATCTTCATATCGTTCTCCTGACACCTGCAATCTACGATATTGATAACCACCCTCAAATCCTTTTACCAATTCTTTACACCTAAAGTCAATTAAAATTCCTGATAAGCCATCTACCATCCTATTCAATACCGAAGAAACCGACTCTATTCTTAGTGCAACATCATTACTATTTGTAGGTCTAGCAGTTAATCCTGCACCCCTTAATATCTGAAAAGGTGTGGATTCATCTGTCTGTGATCTGAAGTCACCTGCAGGATCACCAAAAATATTTACCTCAAGGTTGTTGTATCTTGTAGCTATTTCTGCCCTAAGTAGTTCAGCAAATCTTACAATACCCATATCAAATGCTACAATCTCCTGTAGTATTAACCATCTACCTCGAACCTTTTGTCCAAAAACAGCAGCAGGTGTAAGTCCAAAGTCAAGACCAATATACAGTGGTACTCCATCAGCTACAGGTATTTCTTCTTTTGAAACATGAGTATCTGCTACAAACATATTGTAAACTGGCTTACCATCTTGAATAGAACCCAATCTATTCATTACATATACATCTATCCAACTTTTAGTCTTACCTTGAACCAAGTTAGGATAATATGATTCTAAAATATTTTTTCTATTCTCTGCATCCTTGTTAGGTTTATATCCAGTAATAGAACCATCTTCATCTTTTTCCTCAAGCATCCCACTAGGTTGTGTAAAGAAAACCCAGTTGTCAGGCTTAACAAGCATCCTGCTTTCTTCCTTAGAAATATGATCAGGTATTGGAACTTCGCCTGACATAATCGGCCACCAGTGATCTTCTTCAGGACTGTTAGTATCACAGATTACACCTGACCAAGTTGCACCACCCTCCCTCATTGAGGGGTATCGACCAACTCTCATGGTAGTAGCATCAATAATTGACTTGGGTATCTCTCTTGCTTCATTCACCCATACTCCTGTCAATTCAAGGGAGAGAAGTTTCTTGACATCTTCTGGCCGATCTAAAGCAAGAAAGATTACTTCCATATCAAGATCAGCCTGTGTAATATGATGAGTGTAAGGAACAGACCATTGGAACTTACCCCAATCTTCCTCAGGAAACCAATCAAGCCAAGTCTTAATAGTTGTTGTTCTAAGTTGTGGATTCGTGTTTCTAATTATCGCCCAACGACTTTTACGTTTGCCATTCTCAGATTTCTTTTGCATTAATGCACGTCTAAAAATTTCTATACAACATCCAACAGACTTACCACTTCCTACTGGGCCACGTATCCCACGAAAGAATGTATTATCTTTCATAAATGCCTTGAGAACTTCACCATCAGGTTTGTATTTAAACGTTATCAATGTTTGTGTTAACCCCTATTCTTAACAAGGTATCTACAGTCTCAGGCCCTATAACAGCAATAACTTTATCTGCCTCTCGATCTGTACAAAATTGTTCAGGGTGATGTTTCAGGTGGACTCTCTTTACCACCTCACGAAGTATCCGTCTTTCTTCTATCTTTAACGTATGGAGAAAACTCATTCTGTTATCCTATGAATAAGATCTATAGCTTCTCGTTTTTGCTGCGATCTTTTTGGGCTGTTTAGATACTTGTCTACCTGCTCTAATTGCTTTTCGTTTAGCAGCCGAAGAGGCTGCGTATTCACTGGCACTAAGAGCCTTAATTGCTTTCTCAGGTAAATAACGTTCACCAGTTGCTTTCGGCCCTTGTGTACTAGGTTTGCCTGACTTAGTTCTCCACTTCTGTCTAGTCCATGCACGTAACGATCTCTGTGACTTTGCTAGTGCCATTACCTATAACCACCACCCTTTGCCTTATATTGCTTAGCCAACATCTGTGCCTTTCTTGCACTCCATTGACCTGACTTACCACCCTTGTTACTCGCTTTGATCCTATTAAACAAAGCCTTCCTCATAGCAGGTTTGGTATAGTTTCCTGCAGCATTGACTGCCATCTATTTACCTAAGTCGTTGTCTCTAATGGTTACGTTGATTGTGCCTGATGTAAACTCTCCAGTCTTAACACCTGCACGATACATAACACCAACACCATCATAACCATTTGATTCTGTAGCAGAGGTAAATGTGTCTACATCATAATAATCAGATCCATTCCAACTACGTTGTACTGTAACTGTAGCTACAAAAGTTCCAACAATACTCAAAGCAAAATCACCCTTGATATACACTCCGTCACTAAATGTATTCTGTGCAGTGATTTCTTTAGTAACACTTTCCATGAAATCTCCTTTTTACTTTTTCTTGGCTTTCATAATTTTTTTCTGTAAAGCAGTAGGTAATGTTTTTTGTTTAGATGTCAAGCTACTTTTCTTTGGTGGCCTTCCTTTGGTTTTTCCGTAAGTTCCTTTACCCATTGGCATAGTCGTCTCCTTTTCTAGTTGAATAAACTCATGCTGACTTCTTCTTTGCTTTATTGCGTTTACTAATTGCTCTAGCTTTGGCACGAGCATCTGCTTTACTACTCGCACCCCATGCACGAAGCGATAAT